ACCCAATGCAAACACCCGCGAAATTGACCAGGGGGGGGGATGCGCGGTAGAAAGCCTAAGCCGACCCCTATAAAGGTCCTCTCCGGCAACCCTGGCCATCGGCCAGTCAACACGGCTGAGCCGCGCTTTCCTGTGCCGGAGCGCACGCCCCGAGCGCCTGCCTTCCTCAGCGATTCTGCAGCAGAAGTTTGGCGGGACTTGGGTAAGCTCCTGCGCGAGGTCGGACTGTTCACGGTGGTGGACCGGTACGCGCTGGCGATGTTCTGCGCGGCGGCCGGGCGATGGATCGAGGCGGAGTGTAAGCTGAAGGAGACGGGACCGGTACTGGTCAGTAGCGAGACGGGCAATCTGTACCAGAATCCGTATCTCCACATAGCGAATAAGGCGTGGGGCCAGATGCGGCAGATGCTGAGCGAGTTCGGCCTGACGCCGGCGGAGCGATCACGGTTGAAGGTGACCATGGCGGAGGATGAGCCAAGCCTGGCCGAAATGCTGTTCCAGATGAGCGTTGACGATGGCGATTGATTTCACGGCTGGCCAATACGTCGAGGACGTGCTGGCCGGGCGGCAGGTCGCGTGCAAGTGGGCGCGGCTGGCGTGCGATCGGCACAAGCGCGATCTGGAGCACGGTCCCGAGCGTGGATTGCGTTTCGATGAGCGAACGGCGCGCCAGGCGGTGGCGTTTTTCTCGCTGCTGAAGCATTCCAAGGGGGAATGGGCGGGCCGGCCGCTCCACCTGGAGCCGTGGCAGCAGTTCGTGATTGCGTCGCTGTTTGGGTGGAAGCGGGAGGACGGGACGCGGCGGTTTCGTACCTCCTACTTGGAATGTGGGAGGAAAAACGGCAAGACGACGATGGCCGCGGGCATTGGGTTGTATCTGATGCTGGCGGATGGGGAGCCGGGCGCGGAGATTTACTCCGTGGCGACGAAGAAGGACCAGGCCCGGATCTCGCACGGCGAGGCCACGCGAATGGCGAAATCATCGCCGGCAGTACGGCGCGAGGTGACGATATTCCGTGACAACATCCATATCGTAGACACGGCCAGCAAATTTGAGCCTTTGGGAGCGGATGCGGACACGCTCGATGGCCTCAACGTCCACGGGGCGCTGGTCGACGAGGTTCACGCGCACAAAACGCGCGCGGTGTGGGATGCGATCGAAACGGCGACGGGCAGCCGGCGCCAACCGTTGATGGCCGCGATCACGACGGCGGGCTATGATCGAGAGTCGCTGTGCTACCAGCAGCATGAGTATACCGAGAAGGTGCTGGAGCGGGTCATCGAGGACGATTCCTGGTTCGGCATGATCTACACGCTGGACGACGAGGATGAATGGGACGATGAAAGCGTGTGGGTGAAGCCCAATCCTAATCTGGGCGTATCGAAGAAGTGGGATGACATGCGCCGGCTGGCGGCCAGGGCCAAAGAGATGCCGAGTCAGCTCAACGCATTTCAACGGTTGCACCTCGCAATCTGGACCCAGGCCGAGACGAAATGGGTGCCACTGGATCACTGGAATGTGTGCGGGCAGGCAGTGGATGCGGATGGATTGCGCGGGCGTACGTGCTACGCCGGCCTGGATCTGTCCAGCAATATAGATATTTCGGCGTTCCTGTTGGTGTTCACGCCGCAGGCCGATGGCGATGACTACCAGGTGCTGGCGCGATTCTGGATCCCCGAGGAGGCGATGATCGAGCGCAGCCGGCGGGACCGGGTGCCATACGACGTGTGGGTCCGGGCTGGCTACATTACAGTGACGCCTGGCAGCGTAATCGACTATGCCTGGATTCTCCATCAGATCGACCAGGATGCGCAGGCCTACGACATCCGCGAGGTGGCATTCGACCGGTGGGGTGCGACGAAGATCCAGACAGAGTTGGCAGAACGCGGGGGGGATGATTGGCTGGTGCAGTTCGGCCAGGGGTACGTGAGCATGAATCCGCCGATGCGCGAGCTGGAGCGGCTGATTCTGGAGCACAAGCTGGCGCACGGGAACAACCCGGTGCTCACCTGGATGGCAAACAACCTGGTCGTCCGCACCGACCCGGCAGGTAACATCAAGCCGGACAAGGAGAAAAGCATAGAGAAGATCGACGGCATGGTGGCGCTGGTGATGGCGCTGGACCGGGCGTTGCGGCACGAGCCGCCTAAACGCAGCGTGTACGAGGAGCGGGGTTTGGAGGCAGTGTGACGGATAAGCATATATGCGAGCCGGGATACGATATTGAGCGTGAAGAGCATGTTTTCTCTGCACGGGGATTTGGCCCGTGTATTACACGATGTTACGAGGATGAGCAGGGATGCCTCTGGGTAACCAACGACGAATATGAAACTCGGGTGAACTTTTGTCCGTTCTGTGGTTATCAAGCTAAGAATCAGGTGAAATATGAAGCCGATTCAGTTCAAATACGTCAACCGGGAGTTGCAGCCACCGGAAGGTGTGACCTATTCGGAAAACGTCACTGGCATTGATCCGCTGCCGATATGGACGGATGGCGAGCAGTGCGTTTCATGCTGGAAGATGACGTGGCGGGAGCGGCTGGCGGCGCTGCTGTTCGGGCGTGTATGGGTTGCCGTCTTGAGCGGGGCGACACAACCGCCGGTCTGCATTAAAGCGGAGAGGGCATACCTGAAAGAGGAGCATTCGTGCGGGCGCTGCTACTTGCGCGGTTTTACACTGCTGGGAATTTTCAATACGGTGTGTGGGTGCCTGTTCGGGCAGGTCCTGGTGCGTGTCATAGATACTGATACCGGCAAAGTGGTTCGACGGTATTGGGACGCGGCAGTCAAACATCCTCCAGAGGTGGTGTGATGAATGAGGAGCAACGACTAAAGAAGATCGCCGAATTGCTGAAACGCGCGTGGGATATGAGGACGCGGGCATCGAGGTTGGCGGCTGTGGCAGCGAGGCTGGCAGCGAAATCGGCGCAGTTGGAATACGAGGCCGCCAAGCTCCGGGCAAGCAAATGATACCCCTTTTTCGCCGTTACCCGGTTCTGCAGCAGATCATCGTCAACACGCGGGCGCGGGATGAGTCGTTCCGCGGAGTGCTGTGGCGGAAGCGGCGCGACTACCTGGTGCTGCGGAATGCCGAGATGCTGCGGGGGAAGGGCGAAGTTGTGCCGATGGTCGGGGAACTGGTGATTCCGGCTGACAACGTGAATTTTATTCAGGTGGTGGGCTGATGCCGGTCGTGCAAAGTGTCACATCGCTGGTGGATATGCCGTCGGGGTGGTGGCCGCTGACGAGTTACGGCTCCCTACGGCTGTACGACCAGTACAACTACGACTATGCCACGATCTACCGCACGCAGCCGAACGTCAGGACGTGCGTCGATTTCCTGGCGCGGAATATCGCGCAGTTGGGGCTGCACGTCTTTCGGCGCGTGTCGGACACGGACCGGGTGCGGTTGACGGATCACCCGCTGGCGGTGGTGTTGGACAAGCCGTTGCCGGCAGAGTACAAGGTGACGCGGTACAGGCTGATCGAGGCGCTGGTGGGCGACCTGGGCGTGTATTTCAATGCGTACTGGCTCAAGATTCGGCGCGAGGGGGGGGGAACGTTGGGACTGTTGAGGGTCCCTCCTCCGTATGTAACGATCGAGGGCGGGCTGGTGCCGACCGGCTACAAGGTGACCGTGGGAGGCAAGATCATCCCGGTGCCGCTGGACGGGATCGTCCACTTCCGGGGCTACAATGCCGAGAATCCCATCACCGGATTGTCGCCGCTGGAGACGTTGCGACGGGTGCTGGCGGAGGAGCACGCGGCCGGGGACTACCGGGAGCATTTTTGGCAGAATGCAGCACGGATGGGAGGAGTCATCGAGCGGCCAGCGGCAGCGCCGGAGTGGAGCGACCCGGCGCGGGCGCGTTTCAAGGCGGAGTTCGAGGCGCTGTATGCCGGCGGGGATAATTCGGGTAAGACGGCGATCCTGGAGGAGGGGATGACATGGAAGGCGGGGTCGTTCAATCCGCAGGAGAGCGAGTACCTGGCCGGGCGCAAGTTGACGCGCGAGGAATGCGGCCGCGCGTACCATATCCCATTACCGCTCATTGGTATCCTCGACCACGCGACCTTTAGCAACATCCGCGAGCAGCACAAGAACCTGTATCAGGACAGTCTTGGGCCGTGGTTGGCCATGATCGAGCAGGACATCGAACTGCAATTGTTGCCCGAGCTGGGGGACACGAACGGCGTGTATTGCGAATTTAACATCGCTGAGAAACTGGCGGGGGCATTCGAGGACCAGGTGACGGCGCTCCAGGCGGCGGTCGGCAGGCCCTGGATGACGGCAAACGAGGCCAGGGCACGGTTGAATTTGCCCTCGCTGGGCGAGGATGCAGACCGGCTGGTGACACCGCTCAATGTCCTGGTCGGCGGCCAGGCGAATCCGCAGGATAGTGCGCCACCCAAGGCGTTGGCGGCGGGTGGTGACAATCCCCTCTCCGGAGAGGGCCAGATCGTCAATACCTCTGTCACCACGAAAGCCCGTGGACTGGACACGCACCAGCCGGAATTGCGCGAGCGGCACGAATTGAAGTGGATCGAGGTACTGACGCGGCATTATCGCCGGCAGGAAGCGGCGATTATGAGCCGGATCCCGGAGGAGCCGGGGAAATCCGACATCGGCGGCGTGTGGTGGGACGAGGAGCGCTGGGACCGGGAGTTGTACGAGGATTTGCTGCGGTTGAACGTGCTCACGGCGGGGGCCTGGGCGAGCGAGTTCGCCACCAGGTTAGAGGTGGAGGTTTCAGAGGACCGGATGCTGCCGTGGCTCCAGGAGCACAGCCGGGTCGAGGCGGGTTATATCAACGGTCAAACGCGGGACCAATTGACGGAGGCGCTACGGGCCCCGGAGCCGCACCAGGTGGTCAAAGAGCTTTTCCTGACGGCCATATCTGTTTGGGCGCGACGTCAGGCGATTTCGGGAATCACAACGGCAGCCTCCTTTGGCGCGCATGAGGCGGCGCAGGCCGGGGGGCTGCGGATGAAGACGTGGCGGGTGAACAGCAGCAATCCACGCGATTTTCACCTGGCAATGCACGGCGAAACGGTGGGGATCCGCGAGCGATTCAGCAACGGAATGCGCTGGCCGGGTGATCCGGCAGGCGGGGCGGAGAACAACGCCAACTGCCAGTGTTCAGTAGAGTTCGGGAGGTAAAACGATGAGCATGGGAATGAAAACCTATCGAGGGAAGATCGAGGT